TATTCGCATAATACTCCGCTTTGTCACGGTATCTGCCCTCAATCATTGTCATCTCCTCAACGGATACGGCACGAGCGTTGTCACTCTCCCTTGATGCAACCGATTTATTCATTAGTTTGAATGTCATTGGGAGCATTGCTTCGGTCAAGGTGTAGTATTTCAAACAAGGTGCGATGTACGAATCCAAAAGGGTAGTATTCAACTGGGTTAATGTTCCAGCGAATGCCTGTACTTGCAACTCGTTGTAGATACCTGAACCAATCACATCACGGATGTAAATTTCTTGAGCTTCTTTGATTGCTGATTTTAACAATTTATCGTCAACATTCTCATTCAAAGGTGTATTGTCTTTGAGATAAGTGGTTGAAATGAAATATACAAAATTGGTCATCGTTTAATCCTCCTTAATAATTGTTGAACCCAAATATGTCTACATTGTGGGGTGTTCACATCCAAGACGGGGTTGTGATACCAACCGCCTCTTCTCTTCCATACATCGTATCCCAATTGTGTTGACATCGCATTGATATCCTCCCTTGAATATACACGGTTACTTCCATCAATTTGACGGCAGAAATCTCTTGAACCAGGGATAATCATTCCACCTTCAATGCCGGGTGCTAATCCGTATTTGTAACGAACGACAATTTCGGTTTGCAATCTCTTCACTTCTTCAACTCCTTTCGGGGTTGTTTCAAGACCATCCTCGTATGATTTAATCAACTCCGCTTTGGCAAGTTTAGCAATCGCATCAGCGACAACCTTTGCATCCAGTTTGGTGATGTTAACAATGTCCCCAACTTGAAGACCTTTGTTCTCTTTCAAAACATTCAAGATGGCAGTTTCAACGGCATCAACGAACTCAAACTTGTAGGCTTCAAAGTTGTCTGCACTCTCTCCGTATTGTTGAAATACCTTAATGTCTCTTTCATCATCCCATCCAAAAGGATTTTGTTTTGACAATGCAACGGCTTCAACTGGTGCTGCGGATGGCAATGCATCACCTCCGGCAATCGGTGGAAGATTTGCCAATTGGCGTTTCTCGTTAATTGTCATATTTGACAACACATTGTTTGCAACCAACGGACTCAAAGCATTGATGGCATCGTTCAAAGAAGATTGCTGAACATCGGTAATCAATGGAAGCCCAAGTTCTTTCCGTGCTTCTTCGTTTGTAATTACACCAGCGGTGAACAATGACTGGTAATCCAATCCGATTGGTGGCTTGTTGATTGTCTCCAATCTTACGGATGCAATAGGTTCAAGCAAGTATGAGAACACATCGTCAATCTTTTGTTGGCGTGGTTCAATGTATGCGTGATGAAACATCTCAACATCTCATATGCTTCAATTAACTCCGTTCTACCACCTAACTGACCTTCTACACGCACTCCAAACAACATTGGAGAGTTGACCTTGTGTGCGACAAATATCTCTTGCTGTACGGTCTTATTCAGCAAATCAAATTGCTTGTCAAAATCCGATGGCTGAAGGTTTGAAATAACTGATTCTTTCTCGGTCGGATCGTTGTACTGGATGATTAACCCACCGGCATTGTCCGTGCCTTGATAACTTTCCTTAAATCTTCGTGCCGTTGCCCTACTCTCCTCAGGAGTTGGTAGCCCTTTGAAGAGCTGAATATGGGTTTGAGCGGTGAATCCGTTCTTGATTGAGTTCAAGTAGTAATTGGAAATCTCGGTGTCAACCTCAATATATTTCAACGCACCTACATAATCAGGTAGCGGATAAGTGCCTTCACCTGGACGATAAAATTGGCAATAGTACAATTGCTTTGATTCTCTCGTGATTGGGTTGTAAGGTTGATAATGAATCTTCTCCGCTTTGGTATCAGTCCAATCCGCACAATACACATACTCACCTTCAAGACCTTTGCGAACATCCTTGAATGGGATGTG